TACAAACATATATACATTTTAAAAATTGGACACACTTCAAATAATTGGACACACCTACTTCTCGTGATTCTTTTTATAGATATCAAGAAGTCCAGTACCATCCCTAACAAACGCTCTCTGAGGTCCATAAAGCTTACCGAAACGTGCTTTTCCAGTTCCTTTTGTATAAGGACTCCACCCTTTAATCGATTGCAAAATGTCAATGATTTCTCTTGCCTTTGCGTTCTGCAGGTTCTTCCTGTCCCCCTCCATCACTTCACACCATATCTCAAGGGCGCAAACCCGCTCCCGCTGCACTGAACCACAATGATCATCATCGCCATAATTTCTAATGTAGTCCCTACGGTCGAAGATATCGCGAGACTCCCAGTCTTCAGGAAGTAACATATTAAGGTACTCCTCGATAAGACCTACAAGTTCACCACCTTCAGTGTGTGATAATTGGATTCTAAGGGCTTCTTCTTCGAGTTCACCTTCAAGGACTAAGGATTCACCTTCTTCCCAATACAAGAATGCTTCTGCCCATAATTGGTCAATTTCCTCTTTTGATAGCTCCCAGGCGTTCTTAGTTTTACGTTCTTTGTCGCCTGTGACAGGCCAGAATCGGCGGTTACCAGTTCGGTCCTTAAGGAACATAAGATTATTAGTAGACCCGGCAAATACACATTGGCGAGGATACTCCTCTGTACGTCTCCCATACGGTGAGCGGAACCGGTCGGAGGTACGGCTGATAAAGGCCTTTACAATTTCATTATCGTTCTTATATGTTGGCGCGAGTTCGGCGAGTTCATTAATCCAAGAGCCTTGAATTTGTTCGAGGGCGTCTTTGGTTTTGATATCCACGAGTGAATTATTGAACCATTTACGACCTAACCGCTCCAGGATTAATGATTTACCGAGACCTTGCGAGCCGTATAATACAATCGCCGTATCGAACTTAACGCCTGGACTCATGACACGTGCTACAGCGCCGCACATCCATTTACGTGTCACGGCTCGAATATATTCGGTATCTTCAGCACCGATGTAGTCGATAAAGAGAGTATCAACTCTACAAGTACCGTCCCAGGTTACACCGGTTAAATACTCACGCACAGGATGGAACTTGTTATCCTGTGTTACTTCTTGCAAAGCGTCGTCGATAATACCTTTACCCTTGATAAGGTATTTAGTAGCAAAGTAATTCCGAAGACACGCATCGTCGGTATCCGTCCAATATGGTGTTTCATCCTTACCACGCCACGGCAAGTCATCAGTAACAACTAACCGGTGTGCGAATTCATCAAGACGAATTTTACCTTTTAACGCAGGGTCGTATTTAAGAACTACTAAGCAGTTAAACACGTCAGACTCTGGCGTACCTCGCCGGTCACGTTTGAGCTTTTCGAGGAAGTCTTCCTCGTCTTCCGTGATGTCCTCAAAGTCCATATCGGCCATACGCTCCTTGTCGAGCAGAATGGGCGCTGCGCCGTCTTCGTTAACAAAATCTAACATAGCTTTGTAGCTTGGTAAATCTGTTACTTTAGTAGTAGGATCCGCGTCGGCATCTTCAGCGCCGAATAAGTGAATGCGGACAAGGTCAAAGGCATTGACGAGCTTACCACTGATAGGGTCGGTCGCATGGTTGGAGTAAGCGAATGTGTCATTATCATAGATAACAAGACCTGCTACTGAGCTGCCTCCGGTATACGTGTATCGGTCCTCGACTTGCGTCGGCTCATAGACTTCAGGAAGAAACTTTTGAATAGCTTCTTTGATACTGTAGCACCTACAAAAGGCACCAAGTAAACCCTTTTTCTCCAAAGGGTTGCCTTGCTTTTTGGCCGCATCAATGCGAATTTGTGACTCCTTACTCGATGTTGGCCAAAGACTCGTATCTCGCCAGTCTCTGTAGGTATTAAGATATTGATCAACAGAGACTAAGCTGCCTTCGCTGCGCTGATATACATAGTTCACATCCTTTGGGCAACTTGGCCAGTACATCAGACGTTCTGCTTGGTGCGTGGATGGGTCAAAGGAGTCGATGCCGATATCATCAGCGATACGTCTTGATACAGCTTGGTACTCATCAGGAGTCATCGCTCTATCGGCCGGAATGATTACGCGATATCGTGGATTGTCAGCCGTGTGGCTATGTGTACTATATAGCACGTACTCCATACCGCCTAATTCCATATCTAGGTCTAAGAGGAAATCGTCACTAGGTGAATCCACATCAAGAGTGATTAGATACCGCTCCTTAACGGCACCTCTAACCCGTCTACCATTTTTGGGGATATAGCCACCAACAAAACCACCGACATCTTTCTTTTGGCCCTTTTCGGCCTTAGACATCTTGGCATATTCAGCAGCCGTTTCATTTGTTACAGTTGGCTCAGCCAATTTGTTGGCCAAAGCACTCCAAGTCATTTTCTGAGACTTCCAGCTACGGGCGGAGCGACTTTTGCCCGTAGCTATTATGATATTTGTATCCATATGTTACATCGCTCCTCCCTTCGCAAAATGAATATCCCCTAAATATTTAGGTACTTGTAATCTATGCTTTTTAACCCATTGGCATACAGCGTAATTAATGTTGTGATTATCTCGTACACCTCTGTTGTTTTTTAGCTTAGCCTGGTGTATTTCCACAAAACCATCTGAATCTTCTGTAGGGTTAACTTCAATACACGCTACTGGCCGACTGTTTTCAAATACACCGACGATAGCACATTTTTGGGCTTTAACTTTTTCTACATAGGTACCTACGCAATTATTGAGTTGAACACCAAGCTTAATGATGCCGTGCGTTGTTTTAATCACCGTGAAATCTAGACCACCAACGGAATCTACTAACTTACTATGGAACATGCTGCGCTGTACTGGGACATTTTCTGCTTTTTCAAATTTGGATATACACACAATCTCGTCGTGCAGATCCTTAATTTGGATACGTCTAGCCCAAATCTCCTTTTTTCTAGCTCTTGATAACCGGTTATACATATCCGCCGTATCTTTTACTTCCGAATAGGAGTCTGCATTTTTTAAGAATAATAGAACTCGACGCTCACCATATTGGTGGCGCATAAGATTAAGAAAATCAGTAACAGTAATCAAAGCTTGCCCATCATTCCATATTGGCCAGGATTGGATATACCCGGTTTTCCCACCTTCCTCTGCCACAAGGTCCGTGAATGCTTTCTGATAATCCATGCTTTTGAATATCTTGCTAGCGGTTTGAATCACTTTGATATAGAAGAAAGGACGGATAGTTAGTAATTTTCTAACCCAGCGCTTATCCGGTACTTTATAAAGCTGAATAAGAGCCTTGATAAACGGTACGCCGGTACTAGTTAACTCAGTAATAGCAGAAGTACTTGTTAAATTAGCCCCAAAAGGTCTGAAGTAGGCGTCATGGTCTCTAACTAGCGTGTCATTTAATGCAGGCGCATCCGGCGCGTGCATCTTCCACACTAGATTATGGAGTAAGTTATCGAGCGCGCCGTATTTGGACGATAGTATCACACTTTGTCTGATTGGTTTAACTTTGTATCCTACTCGTTTTGACAACTTAGCAAAGTAAGCTTGTTTTAGCACTTTAGCAAAAGTTTGTAGTTCCTTTTTATATTGCGATAAGCGGCAATTAGGAGTTGCTACTAGCCAATATAGAGGCAATGATTTTGAGTAAAACACCGATATATTTGGGTCGATTTCTGATATTATATCCGCGCGAGTGCGTTTCTTTTGAACTAAGAACACTTTTCCTTGCTTGAAATCGAAGCGCAATATATCGATAAGATGTGGCTTATAACCAGGGTAAATAGATTGTGTATCGTTATCGACATATACTGTGTGATAGTCGAATTTAACATCGAGGATTTTCCCCCGATCAATAACCGATAGTTCTATATCTAGTGGAACATTGGCGGTACCGGAAGCATCAGCTACACAATCACATTCGACACCTCTCGTACTAATGAGTTCTCCACATTGTGGGCAATAGAACTCATTTGATATATAGGGGTCTACTATTCTACCCATACCGGAAGATACTGAGGGCCACAAGCAGGCAAATGATTGACCGCAATCTACGTGATAATGTACAGCAGGTGACCAAGAGTTCACTTGCTTGCGCCGTACTAGGTCATACAGCTTGTTAACTGATAAACTAAATAATACCTTCATAAGGCGCTATCCTTTCATCTATAACAAATCGTCTAAATCGTCTTCTTCAGGAGATTCATCAACTACTGGGGTTTCATCAACTACTGGGGTTTCATCAACCGGTAACTTTTCTTCTACAGGTTCTTCTTTTTTCTTAGCCACGCGTTTACGTTTTGGCTTTTCTTCAGCAGTAGCCTGTTCTTCTACTTTTGTAGTTTTTTCCGTCTTAGGTGCATCTTCTGATTTCTTACCGTTTAATATTTTAAGACCTAAATCGCAAGCGGCGATACAGCCCTCACAATACGCCATAGCGGAGTCTTTGCGTTCGCTTGCAGGAGCTTCTTTTACTAGTTCATATAAACCATCGATAGCTTCTCGTTGTTGTTGAATTTGGTTTTTTGTAAGTTTCATAAGAATTATCCTCCTAATCCTTCATATAGTAAGGGTTCTCAAACCCTGCTGCATTTAATATAAGGCCCTCGTTCCAGGACTCGGGCTCACACATAATATCGATTACTTCATCTAAACTACCTTCGCCTATAGGTGCTTCGATAACTACTTCGTCATGGATATGGGCAACAATCTTGTATCCGGCTTTTGCAAGTCTTAGCATGGCTGCTGCTAAGCAATCTCTTGCAACGGCTTGTACAATATTTTCGACGAGCTTTCCGCCGTAGGTCTCAACTCTGCCCCATGTATTCTTAACCTGATCCATACCGTCATACTCAATCGACTCACTACCGAATCGGTTAAGTCCAATTCGAGGTCTTGCATAGGCAAGTCTTCGGCCAGACGGTAATTCAATGAACATAAACCCTTTTGATTTAAAGAATTTAATATTACCTTGCCTAATTCGTACTGGTTCACCGGTTTTAACAACTTTCTTGGCTGCATTATCCGCATCTTTCCAAAATCGCGTAATACGTGGGCTGGCTCGTCGCCAAGCTTCGATGATACCAGGTAACTCTTCTTCAGGAATTTCGCCTTTTGTATCCATCGATTTCATAGCTCCTACACCGCCGCCATACCCTAGCGCTAATTCGGCGACTTTACCCTTTTGCCGAAGATGTCCATTTACGCCGTGTTTCTCGACTGGTACATGGAACATGCTTGATGCGGATGCGCAGTATATGTCGCCACCTTTGGCGAATACATCCTGTCGCCACGTCTCGTGAGCAAGCCAGGCGATAACACGTGCTTCAATAGCACTGAAGTCGGCTACTATAAAGCGGTGTCCATCCTCTGCCACCAAAGCTGTACGAATGAGCTGCTTGATCACGTCGCCGGGGTTCCCGTATAGTAGGTCTAGCATTTCTACATCTCTACTTTTAAGAACGTCCCTTGCGGTGTCTAAATCTTCCAGGTAATTACGAGGGAGGTTCTGCAGTTGTACTACACGGCCTGCCCATCGTCCACTTCGCATTGCTCCGTAGAACTGAAGCATGCCGTGGATACGACCATCGGAACATACCGCATTTTTCATGGCCAAGTATTTTTTGATGGAGGAATTACCGAGCACTTGTCTATTTTGCAATACTTTGCGTACATCGGAAGGGATATCCTGTGCTAGGAGGTTTGTTACATCGTCTTTTCGCATAGTATCTAGCTCATATCCTAGTCTTTCAGATAGCCACTCTTTAAGTTGCATCGTACTATTAGGGTTTTCTAATCCCGTTAATAGCTTAGATGAAGCGGTAGCTTCATCTACGATTTCGTCGTTACAAGCAAGCGCTGCATCGATGAGGTCCATATCTACTTTCACGCCTCGCCAGTTAATATCCTGGTCGAGTAGCCAGTACTCATGCTCAATAGCAGGTGGCTTTAATGAAAGTAAGCGTTTACGAATTGCCTTTTCTACTACCACGTCCTGTCGGTTATACTCAATGTATTCCGCCCATTTCTCAGGCGCATCCTCTGGCATATTTCGTGTCTTAGGATTCGTCTTAGTTGGCTTACGTGGTACAGAGAAGAACTGAATTAAGCGTTTACCTCTTGAGTCTTTGACTTCGCCTAATTTCAAAGCCTTAGACACATTATCAAGACTTGCTGGTAAACTGCAGTACAAAGCTAGTACAGAGGTGCACTCCCAATTCGTAAAGTCCACATCAGGAAAGTACTTTTTAAGGCACAGCATTTCAAATGCTGCGTTGAATGCTGTCTTTGTAATTTCCTTGTTATACAAAGCGTCCACCACCCTACCGGGCAGTGGACGCTTCGTCATATCAATTACTTCGACTGGTTCGTCATCAAAGCTGTAGGCAAAGAGCAGTATTTCAAATGTCTCATCATCAACGTATCGCTGTGCTCCAAATTTAATCGGACAGTCGCTATACGTTTCCACATCAATACTGAGCTCCATAATTGCCTCCTTAGATTAAATCGTCATCATCGTCTAGGTCGCCCAAATCGTCATCGCCGAAGTCATCTGCGGATACATGAACACCACCAAGGCGTTCACCATCTTTGACTTTGCGAATACCATTTAGACCAAACCCTACACCTTTTTTACCGTTGAAATTGTAAGCGAATATAGAAAGTGCGACCTGCGCATATACACCGGAGTAGATTTCTTCTTCGATATCAAAATCATCCATTTTGATTTTGTCACGATTAAATACGATAGGTTGCTTATCGCTATTAGCGTTAATGAAGAATTTACCAGCGTATGTTTCCGGTTGGTCCGCTACAGCTTCGTCAGTATCACCGTCACGTAGGTTGAGTTTCAGATAAGCTGCTTTGCCTTCTACCTTAGCTACTGCTTTTGGATCTGCCTTAAGTTCTTCAATCGCACGTTCAAATGCTTTGATAGTCTTTTTATCTGTTTTGTCGATAATGATTTGAGAGCTATATTTCGCTTTACCGTCGTCGTTTTTACGAGGTTGCGCAATGTTCGCATAAGAAAGTCTTACAATACCAGTTGTCAATTTAGCCATTTGTCTGTCTCCTTAATTCTTAAAAGGGTTACAATCATGCTCGAACCCTATAACAGTATTAAATAATTCATCTAGTTCATCTTCGATGTCAGACCTTTCTTCATCCAGTTGAATCCATTTGTCGTCTTCTTCCCAAGAATATTTATCTAGGTCTAATTCATCTCGATAATATTGTTCTATTGCCTCACACTCAGCCTCTACTGCGCAGCGACGTGTATGCAAGCTAGTAGCATATGCAATAGTAATTTGGTAGAGCTCGTCGAGGTAGTGACCTCGTTCGTGGAGCTCTTTGGCAATTGCTTTTACTGTTACGACACGCATGATTACACCTCGTCGTCAAATTCATTTGCCATTGTTTCCGCGGTATTAATCGCAGGGCGTTTATCGCTTTCCGGTACCAGAGTAGGCTTGCCTTCAGGCTTGTCGATATACGCTTCTAGGTATTCAGCGACGCCCTTTTTACCAAGAACCTTTTGCAGGTTAGTAATACCTTCGAGTTCACGAGGCTTGAAGATGTCCTCTTCCTTGTAGCCGTTATCGAGTAACGTCTTGGCCGCAGCATCTGGATCTGTGATAGTACGTCTTGATGTACCTTCTACTAATTTATAGCCAGGCCATTGTTTCTCGCCGGATAATGCTTTTTCATAAGCAAAGTCGTAAACACCTTTAATCCATTTTGTGATTAAGTCCTTCATTGCTAGGATGTCAGATACTTCTTGGTCGGTGAGCAACTGATTGAGCTTACCACCATCTTTATAGAAGGTAGCAAGGCAAGTATCTGCTAATGCCCTGCAGGTGTGTCTTGCTTTACAGAAATTACAATAGTCGCAAGGTGTACATTCGCCTTGTCCGTTCCAAGCCTGTTGTGCAATTGGTTTGACTTCATCACCCCAATCGAGGAGTTCTTCTACAGATAATTCATCAGTAGATACGCTATCGAGTCTAGGCTGAACGATTGTCATACGAACCGACTTGATATCATATAAGTACTCGTTAACGTCGTAAGCTCCTAATGCGTATAACCGCATTTGTGTATTCTCGACGGCACTAACAGGAACACCTTTACCATACTTAAGGTCAATCACTTCCAGGATGCCATCAGCTACGATAACCATATCGCCGGTACCGAAGCCCTCCGGTACCCAACGAGAGAAGTCGAGCTTTGCTTCAATCATGACTTCCGCATCAGTGGAACGAGCACGTGCTTCGTTTACCTTTTCTTCGCAGATGTCTACATACCGGGTGACTGCCTCCACCATTTCAGTGGAGTAGTCATCTAGTTTAGGGGCTTTTTTGCCCTCTAACTTATGCCGTAAGATTGATTCTGCCAGGTCATGCGCCACAGTACCTTCTGCAGCATAGGGCGATTGTTCATCTGGGAACATCGCCTCCAATCTTGCTGAAGGAGTACATACAAGCCACCTGGCGCTACTCGAGGCACCGAGTAAAGCGTGTTTCTTAGCCACGGCTGTTCACCCATCCCATGATTTGGATGCGTTGCTCATCGGTAGCAGATGTTACCTTTTCAGCCCCGATGCTATCCAAGAAAGCTTTAAATTCTGTTTTAGCTTGCGTCTTGTCCGCAGCTTTGGCCATCACATCTTTCACTGCTTCACGAGTTTTTTCAAGACTTGGGACGGTCTGCTTTTCTTCCTTAGCAGGTTCATCTTTCACTGGTTCCTGCTTAGCTGGTGTTTCTACTTTAGTAGTTTTTGTTTTTTTAGCTTTAATTTCTTCCTTAGCCTGGTCGATAGCATCGGCTTTATCTATAGAAGAACCTACAATAGCTTTATAAAGGTTCTTGATTTCTTGGTTTAAATCCTTAGCTGTTTCTACTGTGATTTTTAACTCTAACATTGTTCTGTTTCCCTTCTGTGATATAATTAACGTAGAATATTATTTTTCTAATTTGAGCTTGTTGATGTTGCCGCATCATCAGGCTCATTTTTCATGCCCAAATCCTCGCATTCATCAGGAATGCAGTACTCTTTATTTTGGCATTTGTTACAGTCTCGCAATCTAATCACCACCTTTCAAAGCGCTTAAATCAAGCACCATCTCCGGCTGCCTATTTTCCCATGTGTAATAATCTAGACCTGATATTTTTAAAACATCAGCAGCTGCTTTACCACCAGGGGCGTTATCGATGGCACGATTCGCTGATTGATAAGCTTTCTCTAGCGCGTCAAGTTTTTCATCATACGGTTTTGCAATTGCATATAATTTACTAATCTCATCTTTTGGTTCACTCATATGTGCTGTGTACAAATTGTTTATTGTACGATTTAATGCCTTTTCACAAGAGACAAGATTTTGCCTGAATTCTGAGCCGTATCCGGCTTTTTCTAACGCACTTGCAACCGATTCTGCAGAGGCCATTATATTTTTAAAATCTATAAATAGAGGACTTGCTTCTATAGCATTTCGCAGAGCTTCTTTTCGTGCGCTTCTCAAAGGCTCATGCTTTTTCAAATATTCGCTTCGGACAAAGGCACGAACTGCTGATTTTGTAATGTTTACTTTTGGCATATCAATCTCCTTATACGCATTTAAGAATCATACGAATCTCTTGCCCTACTAGAAGTCTGTCCTTGAACGTATCTTGCGTTCTAAAGTCTTCCATGTAGACCTCAAGCATTTCGCGGTATATTTGAGCCTTAAACGTTTCAGGAGTGTCTACTATCTCCCGATATGGTTTAAGGATTTTAACGGCTGAGCCAAAGGTGTAATCGATAAACCCCCGTATCTTCAATTTTGCTTTGATATTACGGACTTTATCATTCGACCACCCTAACAAAGTCATTACTTCTTCATTTGTTTGCCCTCCGCTATCGTTGTAAGCGTTGTACAGAATTTCTTGATCTGTCATTTCTGTTTCCTCTGTTTACGATTGGATGTATTTCTTTGCAGTTGTCGCACACAATACGTGGCTCACCGGTTAAGTAAGACCAATTTGTGTAAGGACTTTTAATCTTTTTATTGCACACCTTGCAAAACTTATCTTTTGCCATACTCTTTTACTTCTTCCTGCCAGTAGCCTGCTAGCATCCAAAGAGTAATACCTAGCAGACCCTGGCAAATCCCAGTCCACAAATCTATGCGGTCTATATCAACGGATCCAACTGTTCCGACCACTAGAATTGCAGCGATAATACGCACTGCATAAATTACTTTACTCATACGATGAATGCCTCCTTAAATGCTTCATTGATTTTGTCTTCAGACCAGCCAAGAGTACTAGCTAGGTAGAACCGGAACCCCTCTTTATCAATGGAGAAGGTTCTACCTTTTTTACCTTCTGTTTGCCAACACTGCGCAAATGGGAATTTATCTCTTGCGATGCATTCCCGAACTGCGGTTAATGTCCACCCCAAGACTGTGGCCATTTGGCTCACAGCAATAGTTTTCGTGATCACAGGTAACTCCTTCCTACCATCGATAGGCGGTGATTGCCGCCACTATGATGATGAAAATACTGATTGCCGCAGATAGGCTAAGAGTTAACATCCAAAGACAGACACTTATAATTGTTTGAATATCACGCTTTTGCATTACACTCGCCTCCTGTTCATCGCCTATCCAATTTAGGGTTGTAGTAATCGGTTTCCCAAAAGTCCGTGCTCTCCCTATCATCGACACATAACGCATAACAGATACCAGCGACTGTCGACATTTGCACCGACCTTCCGCTGATAGCTCGATTTAATGTATCCCTGGATATTTCAGCCTTCTTAATCAGATCAGTCTTCGTCATACCTAACTCGTTCATACGCTCTTTAATAGATTCGCCGAACATTCTGATTGCGAATTGTTTCATAACAATGGCCTCCTATTGATTGATAACCTTTTCGGATATATAATAGAAAAAAAATGTAACTTGTTAAAACTTATGAAAGATACAAAAATATCTTTTTAAGATACATCTTGCGCAAAAAAAATTGCTACCGGATCTGATATATCTAGTAAGTCAATCATCTTTTCAATTTCATCAGATCCAAAAACACCTTTTTTCAACTTTATCGAAAAAGTTTTAGGAGTCATCTTTAATTTCTTCGCAACCTGTTTTTGTGTAAGGCCTTTCGTAACAATCAGACCTTTTAAGGCGTTAGAGTTAACCACTTTTAGTCGCCTCCTTTCTTCATCTTCTATGGTCATATTATCACCATAATTGAAACTTGTAAAGATATTTTTGTAACTTAAATTTACATTTTTGTTGATTTTAAGGTTATTTTATGTTAATATAACATTACGTTTATTATTTACATTTTCAATTAAAATTTAGAGGGATTTACGCCATGGATAATACAATAGGCAATAAATTAAAATCTTTACGAGAAAATAAAAAACTCACACTAGATGAAGTAGCTAAAAAAAATTGGTACGTCGCGGCAAACGCTATTCAAATATGAGAATGGTATCGTTACCAATATACCTTCTAACAAAATAGAAGATTTAGCAGGTATTTATGGAGTATCTCCTGCCTACCTAATGGGCTGGGAGGATGATAGACATATAAGGAATAACAGTGCCCACGGAACCGCCTTTTTTGGCAACGCTGCACCTACGGTTGTACAGCCCGCAGAATATAAAGCAATAAAATTTTCCATCGAAAAAGAAGCGGGTCTTACTCCTTTTTCTGTTGCGGATAATGCTCTTGCGCCTCGAATCCAACAAGGCGACAGCGTCTTTGTCTCGGCTCCTGCTGATAATGAAGTTTTATTCCCGCATAAGACATTATTAGCTATTCAAGCAGTTAATAATAAAGGAGAGATAATGGCTCCATACGTAGTATTAAGGTTGTTTTATTATGCTCCAGATTTATCAGGTATAATCACATATGTACCAGGGGCCTTTAATAATGCTGTTGATCCTATTTATTATCCTTTTAATATGCTCGACACGGCATCCCCGTTAATCGGTATCGCTAGATCCGTTTCATTTAATATACTTTAGTAAGTACACAGGGAAATTATAAATTACTGATTCTTTAAATTTGGTTAACTTGCGCCATTTGGCGTTAGTATATATTTTTTAAAAGGGAGATTTTAAAAATGACTAAGAAAAAAGGACTCTTATTAGCTGTTGTTGTATTTATCGGATTATCCTATGCCTGCGGTCACGATTCTAACCAAAGCTCAGAATCGAAGCCAAGTACATCTCAAACGCAAGAAGCGAAGGCTCCATCAAAATCGGAAGTGGCTTATGATAAATTTGTAAACATTCCTAGGAACTACTTTTCTGATATTATAATTAACAAAAACGCTACTCCAATCAAGAAGGCTAACATCTTTTCAAATTCAGCCCTCTACGTCCTTTGGCAACACTCCGATGATATAATCATCAAGCTAACTTTAATCTACGCTTATACGGGGCTCAGACTAAATGAATTACAGACTATAAAGCTTGATAATATCCATTTGAAAGAGCGTTACATGATAGGCGGTTCTAAAACTGAGGCAGGCAAAGATAGATGTATCCCTATTGCAGAATGTATATACCCTTTCATTAAAGAATTGTATCAGCAAGCCAAATTTAAGCGTGTAACGTGCCTTTTGGATAAGGTCATACATAAAGACACCTACAGAAGAGAAATGCAGCGTATGTGCCAAAATCTTAATTTAGGAGAACATAAACCACATGATACACGTCATACTTTTATCTCCTTAGCTAGTAATATTGGGATTGATGAAATTATAATCAAACGGATTGTCGGCCATTCAAGTAAGGATAATATCACCCAGGAAGTGTACACGCATAAAACTATACAGCAATATATTGACGCAGTTAACCGATTACCATACGGCGAAGCCCTCCTAAAAGGTGAGCAACGGTTGAGCAACGCTGACGAAATTTAGTAATTTTTGCCAATTTTGAAAAATAAAAAAGCCAGTAAACACTTATGTTTACTGGCTTTCTACGTTTGCGTTCTTATTCAGCGGAAATTATTCAAAAGTGCCATCTATCCACGTCATTACTGAATTTTATGCATTTTGGGTTGAGCAGCAGTTAAGCAACCGTTTTAGTTTTAAACAGAATTTAACACGCTCACATTTATATTTCTCGGATAGAATAGTGGAGCCCAAAGACCTTAATGAGCTTTAAAACGTTGGCTCGGTTATACTTTGACGGAGCAGCAATTATTAAAGTTTTATCACTATTAACATATACCGCCTTTACATCGTCTGCCCAAACAAAATTTGGGAAATGCTCGGCCAATCTAAGGTCCTCCCATGTCTCTCTGCCAACAAGAAGTATGCCTTGCACTAGCCTCTCCTGCATGGAGCATATTATATCCCATGCAGCAGCGTAGTTATCTACAATTACTGCGTCCCTCATAAAATGTGGGTCTTTATAAAATACTTTCAGCATTACTCCCACCTCCTATTATTACCCTAATTACACCATAATTTTATTTTATCTGCAATTATTACTTATAAACAAAAAAAGACCTTACCAGGATATATTCCCAGTAAGGTCTCTTGTATTATTAGCACTAATCCATACGTCCGCCCTCGTATGGTAGGGAGATGTTTGGATCACCTCGATTTCATCGAATAGCGCCAACTGCGCCAACAATAAAAGCCAATACACCACTAGCGGCCCATGTATCACGTTGACGTCTTAGGCGTTGCTCTGTGCGTCTATTGTTCTTGATTTCGTTCTTCAATTCGTCTAATGAGGTCGAGGCTTCGTTCAATTTCGCTTCTTGCGTTGTCAAGAGATTGGATGCTTTCGTTAATTCTTGCCCCTGTTTCTCGTTGATTGCTTTGAGCGCGTTCAATTCCTTCGTCCGTTCTTCGTTGATAATCTTCAATTCTGTTAATGCTGTTCCCTGCGTCGCGGTTAAGCTGTTGGCTTGCTGCAATGCTTTCTCGGAGTTGTTGATTGAGCTTTCTGCTTTCATCAAGCGCCCTTTGAGTTCGTTCCAACTGCTCACGGGTACGCTGATAGTCGGCTCTTGTGTCGAGGTATGCTCCGATGAGGCTGCATGCGAAATAGATGAGGATAATACTAAAAACACCAATAACAATGCGATTTTTAGTAAATGAAGAAATAATTCTGTTTTTGATAGTTTCATACATAGTAACTCCTTCCTAAATAGTACTGCCCCACTGAGCGCCCCACCATCGAGCGGTGCCACGTAACCAATCTCCACCGCTCCATCGTTCGTCGCCCTCATGGCACACTAAGAGGTCCCATCGGTCAACGTTGGAGTCTGGGCCGTATGTGTTATTTGGGTACCCAGTCGGATCTAAATAATAGAGGTCTAGGCCGTCCTTATTATCTGCTGCTTCCGCGTGTGTCATTTGATGTTGTATGTCAAGTGGTACACCTGCATTGATTGTAAGCACTGCCATAATTTGTGTCATCGTAACCAACTGCGCTTTTGTTGGTGGTTCGCTACCTAAATTGTTTTCACTAACGGCATCCCAACACGCTTCAATGGCTATACCTACGGCGTTACTGTTGCGCATGTAGGTATGTTCCTTATAATCTGTTAAAGCCTCCATATCCGTCCACATCAAGCCTGCTCGGTCGATGTTGATATGATAATCCGTAAAGTGCTTACCGCCTTTGACGCCTGTCCAATGGTAGTACGCCTTTTCAATTTGGCCATGTGCACTGAGCGCTAAGGACTTTAACTCGTCCATTGTAATTTGTCTAAACATTTATTTCCCCCTCTCGTCATGGTTAATATCATCTGCTAATTGTTGTATACTAGGTCGGTTCAAGGGTAATGCATTCTTCTCCTCTAACTTATCAGGGATGCCATTATGGTCTTTATCTATCCATAGCGCTAAAAAGCCAACAAGCGCTGTAAGAACAGATGGGATAAATATATGATCTATGATATTAATACCAACACTAATTATCTTATTAGCATCATCAGATACATAACCGCTAATAAAAGCCATGATGTATTGAGTAATCACCAATAAAATAGGCACTAGCATTGTCAGTACTAGTGCCCTTGTAGCAAGAACCCCTGTAGGGTGGAAGTTGGCCACCCTAACAGATTGATATGATTTTTTTAATAAATTAATGAGCTTTGGCGGTATGTTCATGAAATTCCTCCTTTAACTCATCTATACGCGACTCCATTCCTTTTACCCTTGTGGCTAGTTTCACGTGTTCTGTATATGCTTTTACACGTTCTTCACGAGATAACTTAATTTCATTCTTCAAGTCATTGAGGGTTTCTGTTAGAACCCCCATCTTTTCTTGAAAGACCAACGTATCTTGTAAGTGTTGTAAATCACGCTTTTCCAATAATGGAATAACCAATACTTTATAGGTAAGACCTGCGACTATACTAACTATAGTCAACGTTGTTAGTATGTCGTTAAGTTCAAATTGCCATGTCCACATAATTATCCCCTTACTAAATAAAGCATCATACTGGTTTCCACACATTTCTGTATATATCCCATTTCTTAGTTTCATCATGGTTATAGACTTCAAAATCAACTTTATTGAGAGATATATCACTAGGTGGAACAGATTCATCAGCTACAACAATTTTATTAAGACCATATTTATTTTCATATACACCCCTTAAATCCAAGTTGCTATCTTTCCAAACAAAGTTTGGAATACTCAACACTTTAATTTGAGAAAACTTAAAGGCTTCTTTGTCAATTTCAGTAGCTTTCGGTAATTTCACTACAGAATATTCGCAACCTATAAACGCTTCCGCACCTACTTTAACCACATTAGGGCATGTAAGTTCACCCTCTAAATCACTACGCCCATAGAACTGTCTAGCTGGAATCTCGGTAGCAGTTGCTGCATCAAAAGTAGGTGCAGGGTTCGGACCTGGTTGTGGTTGAGGTGGTTGATTCTTATTTGCTAAATTGTTAATAATCCCAACAATCTCACTATCAGAATAGCCTTTACTATATGCACCTTTTACCGCATCAAGGATATATCCATAAGTGCTAGCAGGCTCAATGCGGTTGATTTCTTCTGCAAACTTGAATAATTTACCTTCGGATGTTACTCCTTTTGATCGGATAGCGTCTCTAATTTGAGTGATATGTCCACCGAACTTATCTAGTTCTGACATCAAATCTCCAATAATTGCTTGCTTCGGTCTTGCCATAGTTAATTTCCTCCATTAATTTTTCGTAATTCGATAATAATTTGTTCCAATTCATCTTTAACAATGAACTCTGAAGTGTCAGGCGCTGGGCCTGTTAATCCTATAGGTCCAGGTTCTCCTGGATCCCCTTTTTGACCTTTCTCGCCTCGGTCTCCTTTTTCTCCTTTGAGTTGCTGCTTTTGGCTTTCGGTCAAATCTTCAAAGCGCAATGGTTCACCCTTAGGGCCCGGAGGGCCTTGTTCTCCTCTCATACCATCTGCACCATTTTTACCAGGCTCACCTGGTTCTCCTTTAGGTCCAGGCGGCCCCGCATCGCCTTTTGGGCCTTTCATTTTGATTATTTGGGTGTGACCTTCAATGACTACCGTATCCCCTTCGCCGGCGTAAATGTTAATATCATCCATATTATTTACCTCTATTGCTGACGCCTTCAAGAATGGTTAATTGACCTTTAACGAGGCATTTAACAGGTCTACCGTCTGCCCAAACAAATAAATCCCACACGTATCGGCCGTCAAGAAGTTCTTTTGTATCCAAAGAAAGGATAATTCTACAACGTTCGCCTGCTGCTAAATTATCCTTTGACACTATAATATTGAATTTGGCTCTATACCATTCATCATAAGTAGACTGTCTTATACATGCAAACAAATCCTCTGGCTCTACTAAGCTGTTATATCCAATCGTTAAGGTGATGAACTCGCCATTAATAGCTGATAGATTATGCTTGACCGGCGTCATTATCTTCACCAACTTCTAAATCCATTAGATCATTATGAATACATCCTTCTGTTGGGCAGGTGCCATCATTATTTAAAGTAGCCCAACAGAATTCACAGAAATGCATTACTGGGACATCGCTTTTAATATCTGCCATAGTTATTTCACCGCCTTAATCTTAGCAATCATTTCCACATTGATTTTCTTAAACTGTTCTTGCAAATCGCTTATGTCGCCGTTTGCTAGGCGTCTACGTATCAGCGCTTGGTCTAACGTTTCAAATCGCCCATTGTAATATGCACGAATCTCCGCAATTTTCTCGGCTTTTGTTAATTCATAAACTGGAGCAGATACAAATTGACCATCTACATACAATTTACCGCTCATAAATTCATCTAACATACTGTCGCCATCTGCGGAATAAACATAATCAGCCGCATTAGGATATCCTTGTTTAGCAGTTGCCATTAATTCATCTTTGCTAACTAAATTATCAACAAATGAGGTAATACGTTTACCTTGTGCATCTAGTACAAATACATATTGATTCATGTGTTTCCCTTTCTACGCTTTACCAACGCAACACCATGCGAAGTTGCCAGCATTACCACGATTAGTTAAAAAGCGAATTGAAGTTCTATTGTTAGCAGAATAACCACTATTCCAAGTTATAAAGCATTCATCACCACGAGTAGTAACGTCAGACAAATCATCTGTAGCTATTGCGATTAGTACGTTGCAATTAATAGGCAATACAACGTCCTTATAAGTATTTTGATTTTCAAACCAAGTTAAACCCCATTGGATAATAAAGCCGTTGGCAAATTTCACATATCCATTATCACGGTCTAACTTAGAAGCAACAATAGCACCTTGCCCTAGTAACCCTTTGAGAGTTCCTAGATTAAGAACTTTATTAGTATCAGTATCATTATAGTTACCTGTAATAAAGTTAATAATTTCTTGCGAATCATCACCTTTTGTTACTTGCAAGCCTTGATTATGTTTAGCAATCGTTTTCACATACTGTCTAGAGTTTACATCAAGTTTCTTATCGAACTCAGCTCGATGTGCATTAGCCGATTTATTGTGCTCCTCTAAATCATGAATTGTTGCATATCCGTTGTCCTGTACAATAGCTTGTACTTTTTCGGCATTCCCGATCACTGTTGTAATAGTGAATGTATAGCTGTCCATAGGCGTAGTCTTATCTGGGATATAGTCCACATAACTACCACCATTCGTGTAAGAGAAAAGAATCTCTCGTCCAGATTCGCCTACTTTGGCCATCAATCCAATTTCACGTGCATAGAAACCAGTTCCTAAATTTGCGTTCGATAAAGAAGCTTGAACTGTAAATTGTCCGTCACCGGACTTAGTGCTTTTAGTAATAGCCAACTCTAATCGTTTATCAGTTAAACCTGTAGCACGAGCAATTGATGCAGGGGGATCACCTGCGCCAATTACAATTTTAGTAAAAATTAAAGCCTGCTTGCTTGCGTTAGCTTCCGCTGTTGCATTAGTACCTGCCATTGTTGTAATGACAGCAGGGTATTTTGCCATTTGTACCTCCTAAACATGAATAATTTGATAAGTAGTAGCTGCACCACCTATATAAACTTTCTGAATCTGCGGCTCTATAGTGATTTTCAGGGAAGGCTCAATCACGGCATTCCCTGCCGAAGTGGTTACGCCGCCAATATAGACACCTTCAGAGTTTATTTTGTGCACATATTCTATACTATCCAGCCACGACCTCTTATTCTTAACGAAATCTAATATTCGCAATACTCTTTCACGAATATTAGGAGTCATCATATACCCAGTCATTTGTAATTTAAAATGGTAAGGTTGACCGCCTTCGTAATTCCAATTTTCGATGACTTCACATTCCGAATATAATTCACCTATAGCTTCTTCTACTAATCCAACTGTCCCTTTTCTCCTGTGCCAGGTAATAGAATTAAGAATTAGCTTAATTTTTTGTTCCCTAGTTGCCGCTTCGTCGTAAAAATCAACGTGTAAATGCCACGCTACCTCATCTAAAATAGGGGTGCTTAACTCGTTTAAATGAGATAGTATAGCTAACTTATCGACCATTGGCATAAGGTCGATAAGCCGTAATGTAACGACTTCTGCAAGGGCTTGGACTTTTGTATCGCTAGCAATCGAGCTAGGCAACGTATCTTTTAAATTAAAATCATAGAGATTATTCATGCTCCACACCCCCATAGGTAATTGTCTTTCCAGTACATTGCGCTAACTCAACTTGATAACCATCCTCTTTACGTCCGTCTTTAATAACTGTGAAAGTAGGCGAAGTTACGGTAACACGTTTGGCCCCCGCCTCCATAACTCGACGAATTAATTCAGACGGTATAATATCACGACCCACTTTTGCAGATTGCCATTTTATGTAATCTGTGACAGCTTCATCAACACGAGTTTTAATTGTATCCGCATAATACGAATTATCAGAATCAATATAATACTGCAATGCTATACTATAATTTTTAGCGACGGGAGCTTTTACTGATACATTATCAGTAAGTGGACGCACCTTCTTATCAGTAAGTGCGGTTTCCACTAATTTGAGGATTTCTTCCTTTGCTATTTCACCAGATACAAGGCCTGGGTATACAACCACATCACCTGGTTTAGGCGACACTACTTTTACGGAACTGATTAGAGCAGAGGCTTTTTTAGTAAAAAATTCGTAAGCCCCTTCTGCACCTGCACAAGAGAAGCTTTCAGGGGCCTCCCTAATACGTTCACGGAATGCATCGTCTGTTTCCGTATCAGCACCGCCTTCAGAGATTGTAATATTAGTTACACTTGCAATATATGGGATTGGATCTACAAGGGTGGTAATCGACCCCACCGGGTAGCCATTTCCTTTAGCTGAAGCTTCTGTGCATACCGCTTTTACACTTATTGTTGTTTGCGTAGCTGACAGATAGTAAGGTTCAGTTAGTGCAAAAAATGCACCATCTCCTGAAGTAAATCGTGTGCCTTTAGGAATCGCAATTCCCTCTGGTCTTGCCATTGATGCGGTTAACTTCATTGTGGTAACTGCACCTGTAGCTTGTAAACGTTCCACTCCTAATGCAATGCCTATATGGTCTAGGTTGTCGCCCCTTGCATACACCAATAAATTTTGCTTGCCGGTATCATTAATCCGATTAAGTAGCAGAATGACTATATTAGTAATTACTAATAAAAACAACCGGATTGGGTCTGCCGGTGTTAGTGTTCGCCCAGTTACGGAAGTGTAGAGGGCGAATATTTCCTTTTCGACGGCATCTTTGTCCGTCGTGACAAAGTTAATTTCAGGTAAATTCATTATTATCGCCTCCACGGTGGTAAATTAATAGCCGCCCTTATATTTGCGTCAGGACATTTCAAAATAAGATTAGCAGGAAGAATAACATAATGGGCGTACTCTTGATTAGCCTCTAGTAACACATTCATATACGCTTCACTGCCATACACTTTAAAGGCTATACCGTCCCACATATCGCCTTGGATAGTTCTATACTGCTTCATAGGCACCTATCCTTTCTAGCCATTCATCTTTGATTGCAATCGATACCTTAGGCGTCAATCGCCCTTCTTCTGCATCAGTCGTAATCGTTTCCTCGAAGTCAACTGAAACAACTCTGCATCGTGGTTCATATTCGGTAATTGCACGAATCACCTCTGCAGATATTCTGGCCATTGCTACCGGTAAAGGTAAATCGATGACAGTACCATCAATACCAAATCGCCTATCAAGTGGTACAGAAAATTGCGTTGTTGAAATAATGGTTCGTACATTTTGAATAATTTCTGTAAGGATATCCTTAGGTGCAAAATCAATACCTTCAAGACGAGCGCTCACGTCAATTTGCATTTGTACCGCCTCCTTGTTTAGGTGTGATTACAACTTTAGGAATATCTGTGGCTTCCTTCAGCGTTACATTGATGGACGCAGATAATACATTACCTCGATTATCAATCGTATTCATAGCTGCGCTTATACTGGTAATCAGTAATTTGTGTTCACTAAAGGGCTTACCGTTAATAATCAACTGCTCAGCTTGACCTTCTTGGCACATCTTGGCCACTTCCTCAATTTCTTTTAAAGGATCAACGCCCAATAACTTATTAAAGTTCATCGTAAATGTGATATCGTCCGCATCAGGCCCCAAGAATTCAAGTATTGGCTTTTGCCCTATGATTTCGTGAGACGCTGTTCGTGCGTTGATATTTCGAGCCAATGAATCGAACGTACGCACCGTATGCGAGGATGCAACAAACACTATCTTCCCAAAGCTCCCTAATTGGCGTTGCGGTAAGTATCCGCCCATGCCAAACTTATCGGCTAAATTAGATAGGCGAGAGTAAGCTACATCTCCTAATTGCGTATTTTGTAAATTCTTTAATCCTTGCGAATTAAGGTTCTGTTTGTAGTTACCTAATTTACTAAATAATGATATGTTACTCACCTCCTATCAATTCGGCGTTCCTGTGCTTCCGCCACCTGGAACGACGCCACCATGCGTGTGAGACACCAAACTAATTCCGTTAACCACTACATCCCCTGAAGGAGCGTTTATAGTTAAATTACCAGTACAATTAATAACAAGACCTCCTCCGTCCGCATCATAGGAGACGGTCGAGCCGTCCGCAAATTTGATGCCATGAATATTTTGGCCATTAAAAGAGGGCCTATCCTTGGCATTATAAGTGGTGCCTAAAATATAGCCCTGTGACAAATTATTATTTTGCGGTAGAAACAAACACAATACCTGTTCACCAACCCCTGGCATCCAGTAGTGTTTATTGTCTTGTGACCCGTGCGAAAGTACTTCGAGTGGATACGATACTAAATCGTCCCGGTCCGGAAATGTGACCCTTGCAGTCATTGTAGAGGGATCCGTACTCGATACGATTCCGTCGCGAATTAAATTTTTTAAGGCAACACTAATATCCATCTAAGCACCTCCTTATATCTAGGCTTTGTGTATATCCGCCCCCTACCTTATGGGAGCATTTGCTAATGATATACTTACCGTCGAATTTACCGAATCCTTTTAAATTGATTGTGGCAGATGCCGCTAACGCAATATGACCTAGTAGTGCGATAGAACCAGTAATTTCATTTTTGTTCTTTTCGCGTAGTTTTTTCTTGGCCAAGCGTTCAGCTTCCGCCTGAGTCTCACAGCCTTGGTTAACTTGCAATATTTTGCCTTGTGTTTTGTTTGGATCTTTGAACGTATATTCAACATTGCTTTTTTGCTTCGTGCTCTTATGTTTCACGTGACAGCCCCAATAGATATCCTTCAACGAGGACTTCAACGAGTAGCTACCATGGTAAGGGATAATCTCCCCTAGCTCCTTAATTTGTTCTTCCGTAAGCTCTGTAGGCATGGGCCCTTTGATTAGCGTTGCAACTACTTTTTCCAGTTCATACTTTGTCTCGTCAAAAACAATCACCTGCTTATCAGAAACCTTTAATGCCAATCCATTATCCTTACAGACCTTCATCAAGAACTCTAAATCTGACTGGTCCGATTGTTCAACTCGATCTAAATTTATTGTTTCTGGCGTATCGTAGAACAATTCGAGGCCCGCGCCTTTTGCGAGCTCGTCCGCAACAGCTTTTAAAGTTGTCTTCTCCCAAGACCTACTCTTCAGTTCTCCTCTTAATTTCGATTCATCTGGAACACTAACCGCCCCTATAGTGACTTCGTGAGGTGGATTTTTGCAAGTAATCTCATCAATCTCAAATTGTCCGCATTTCATCTCAATCTCGTCACCGAGTTCATTCCAATTGTGGAATACGATTGATGCGATTAACTTCGCCCCTTTTTCAGGGAACCAGTCAGATATCCAAAGCTCATCTATATCGTGCAGGGTGATTGATATATCGTCAGCTTCTCCCGACATTACGTCGTTAAAGCTAAAGTCCTTTAAATAAGGAACCAGGTCTTGAGTGATGTCCTTATGTTCATACTGCAGTTTGACAGTAACGTTGCGTAAATTACTAGGCATAGCTTACACGCCCTTTCCTGTTTTGGATTTCAGCAAGCCGTGCTTCTAGATCATCCATCGCTCCGCCTACAGCACTTTTAATTTGTTGTACTGCACTCGCATCCGCACTACCATTAACAGTAATGTTGATTGGCGCAGATACAGAAATTACGGAATTACCTTCACCAGGCAAAAGTCCCATCATAGCACCAGTTTGTCGCCATAACGCCTCGGCCCTTGGGGTACCATTAATAGGAATTGCAGCTTCATCAGATTCTTCGGCAAACGTAGTAAGGAATGCCCCTTTGCCATAAATACCACCTTTTGCATTATGCTGGATAGATTGCCCATTAGCCGTCGCAGAACCTTCTACTCTTGCCTGGATTGGCTTACTAAAAATAGACCTAACCCATTCCCATTTTTCACTAATCCAATCAAATAGGCCCCCAAGTTTGCTCATAACCCAATCATAGAATTGGCTAAGTGCAGCCTTGGGATCTTCCCACAATAACGTGAACCAGGCTTTCACTTGGTCCCAGTTAGCAATTAAGCCCATTGCTGCATAAATGAGCCAACCTATAGGCCCCATCATGAATGCGATAATTGCCGCTGTTGGGGATTCCCACATTGAAGTACAGAACTCAGATACTGCTTGAAAATGTGTACCTAACCAAACAAATGCGGCTATTAAAGCTACTATGGCAATAATTACAATTCCTATTGGGTTGGCGCTCATTGCTGCATTCAACGCCCATTGCGCAGCCGCGGTTGCATACATTGCAATACTACTTGCTATCATACTCGCTCTATGGATGCCCGATGCAATCACATTACGCATAGTCGCCACACGTTCGGATTCCATCATAAGCTTGTAGGCAGCGTGCGCCGCCATTACGCTATAGTAAACAGCTCTGATTGTTTTATACGCAATTACCATCCCCATTACAGCAAAACTTGTTTTGATGATTGCTTCAGTAAGCTCTGGATGCTCACTTGCTACTTTAGATACATATGCGGCTTCATTGGCTAGAGAATCTCCCAACTCTGCAAGTGTCGGTAACATCGTACTACCAATAGAAATAGCCACCGACTCGGACGCTGATTGTAATCTAACCATTGCGCCTCTTGCATTATTTTGCATGGTCTCGGCCATAGCAGCAGCGGCTCCGTCACTGTTTTCAAGCTCTTTTGTTAGATTATCGAGTGCGTCAGGACCTTGATCAATAACAGATACCCAAGCTGATGCGGCATTTGTACCAAAGATAGTCGCAAGTGTAGCTAGTTTTTGCTCCTTACTCATATCTTTTGTTTTATCCGCTAAGTCGCGAACGATTGCGCCCATCTTACGAGGTCCATCTGTATCATCCATAGCAATGCCTAAACTTGCTAAGGCCGCTCTTGCTTCTTCTTGCTGAGCTGTAGCCTCACTTAATGATAGCCCCATTTCCTCAATCGCTTTAGTCGATTTAGCGGAAGTACCTGCTAATCGCAAGAAGCCTGAACGCAATGCAGTACCTGCAGCAGATGCCTTAATACCACTGTTGGCCATAATACCTGTAAGTGCTGCGGTTTCTTCTAAGCTTGCACCGAAAGCATGGGCTACTGGTGCAGCATACTTCATCGTTTCGCCAAGCATCTCAACATTTGTGTTTGTCTTGGTCGATGTCTTAGCAAATACGTCAGCCATATGCCCTGCATGTTCTGCACCCAATCCGAATGCGGTAAGGTCGTCAGATACAATATCAGCCGTACGTGCAAGGTCTGTGCCACTTGCTGCCGCTAAATTCAAAAGCCCGGGCATACCTGCCATGATTTGTTGGGAGTTCCAACCTGCCATACCTAGGTATGTCATAGCTTCGCCTGCTTGCGTTGCGGAGAACATTGTCTTTTCGCCGAGTTCACGAGCAGTAGCCGTCAACTGTTGCATAGCTTTATCGTCAGATACAGTGATTGCTTTAACTTTAGACATTACCGCCTCAAAATCTGCAGCTTTAGATAACATTCCAACGAGAGGGGCGGCCATTACCGCGGTAGTAGCCATTGTACTACCTAAATCGCTACGCGCACTTTTAGCGTTAACATCTGCAGCAATTTTATTCTGCATAGCTTTTCGTAATTTAGCATCTTTAGCAGCAGTTTGTTCCAGTTCCTTGCCAACTCTTGCAGTTGCGTTCCGATAGGAGTCCATCGAAATAACACCTTGCTTTAGTGCGGAATCCAATGCCTTTTGTTGCGTCTTCAGTTCATTCATTTTAGAACCGTACTGTGTCAACGTTCCTTTGGCCTGTTGCATAGATGTTTTAAAGCTTTGGGCCAAAGCACCGTTTATAGCAAAGGCGATTTCGAATACTTTACCTGCCATAGTTCCTCCTTTCTTTTAAATTTGTATGCGCAAAAAGCGCTTGATGGATTAGTCCTCTTCTTCCCTCAAGCGCTTTTCATCTTCAAGAACAAATTCTAAATCATCCATCCAATCGGCTATTTCAACAATCGGAGTAGACATCCAAAAGTTTATGCCTCCGCATTCTCTGAGTCGGAGGGCAATTCGTCTGCATTGCTGTCCGGGAGAAGGCCCATTTTCTCTACCGAACCACGTAGTAAAAAAACACTTACCTCTGCACACATTTCTGTGAATTCAGAGATAGGGAGTGTCATTAATACTTTAGCACTTTCCTTTAGAGCTATAGCCGCTACTTCGGCTTGGAATCTTTTAGAAAATGTAACGTCTGGAGTCATATCGCCTTCACGGCGGACACGAAGTTCCGCCTTTGTGAAGTCAAACCCAGTTAAATTATTTAAGCCTTCTGCCAGCTTTTCGCGATCGTATGTAACCATTATTTACCTAATGCCTCCCTTACGGATGCCAAGTAATCAACGCCGTTGATTACACAAACATAGTTGAATTTATCAATTTCAGTACGAGTTTTACCTCCTACAGTCATTTTGAAATACACAATTTCAAACTCTGTAGAAGTATCAGTTTTACTTGCCTGTTCAAACTTGCCAAGACCAATTTTCTTCGGCATAACTTTTGCGTATACACTAACTGCTTCAGGTACTAATTCGCCTTTAGCAGAGTCGTATAATTGTTGTGCGCCACGAATTTCGATATCATGAACCTTTTGACTAGCAAGGTCGGTCACATCTTTATCAATGGTATTCCATTTAATGGACATATTCATTGCCTTTGTTTGCCCGAGTACACCCAAATCAACTTCCCCGGCAATGCCCGCGCCTTTGATAGTGTCACTGATAAATTCGATATCAGGTAAGGTTACGTCGGCGTACCCATATAATTCTCTGCCAGAGCTAAAAATGGCAAAGTCAATCAACTTATCTCTATGTTTAGCCATGAGTTACCTCCCTTTTAATTAAATAACGTGCTCATGTAAGATGGATCGTATTCTTGGATGAAGTCGATTTCACGAGCTGGTGTCGGAACACCTAAATACACGTGGAATCGGATAATACCGTTCAACAAATCAGTTGTAGGGTTTTCGGACTCCAAGAATTCAACGCGTGCACCGAGAAGTGCACCAGATGCTACGTGTCCATTTAACCAGGCATTGGCACTATTAACGATATTATTAATCAAACGTTTATTTGTTGGGTCGTCAATTTTAGACCAGAAAGAAGTGATCAACGTGTTAGATACCCAGTTGAACATACGACGTACAGGGATAAAGGAATCCTTAACATCTGTATTAGACGGATACGCAGTTGTACGGTTGCCCCAAGCTCTCCAACCACCAATGAAATTAAGCGAAGTAACAACGCCTTGACCGTTCAAGTAAGCTGCTTCATCTGGGCCCAAGTAGATTTCAGTACCATCTTTTAATACGGCACTATCTGCTTGCAAGGACTCATTGGATGGGGACTTGTAAGGAATATCGTCATATTTAGCATCTGTCTTAGCCATAAGACCCGCGAGTTGTGTGGATAAATGGAATTGGCGATTAGCTAACGCTACTTTTGGCCAACATAAGATTTGACGTTCGTCGACGTAGTTCTTTTTATTTTTCCATTCACTAACTGCAGTTGCTTTTTTAATTTCATCGGTAGGTGCATCACATAAAGACATAGCTTGGAACATACCATTAATAGTAGTTTCCTTAGCTTTCATAACTGCTGCTACGAGCGTATTATGAGACCAACCTGGCGCCAATAAGTTGCCAGGAATTAAACCAAAGCGAGGGAATACTTCATTGATAAGTTCTAAACCCTTACGTTTACCCTCTGTATCCACGCCACCCACGATATCATCTGCAGTTACCATAGATGGGTCTACATAATCGTAAGTCACCCAAACAGATGTTGCACTATTTAGCGCCCCAGTAGATACAATGCCTATAAGCAATTTGCCTTCTTCATTATATACAGCGGTATAATCAACGTTGATAGTTAAGGCATTACCACCATTTGTAGTTGATACTTTTAACGTGTTAAGTAGCACAGGGTCCTCAATAGTTACGACTTTATTCTGAATTTGCTTTTGCGTAGAAGTTAACGTTTTCTTGTGTTTCTTAGGATCAAGAACATTAATAAATACTACCGGTGCCATTCCAAATAAAGAGAATTGAGAATACATTGCTTCACACAATGTGTATTTATCCCATTCTTTAGAGTAGCCGAATTGAGTAGTTGCGGATGCGTAATCATAGCACAATACTGCTTTATTAGCTTCCGCTGGGTCTGTGGCTAAATGCACAGGAGCAGTGCCGACATACACCGGTAAGGCTGCCGTAGCTTCTGTCATAGAAATAAGAGAAGTAGGGACCTCTCTTGTATAAATTCCGTGTCTATAGTTTCCCACTATCTACGACCTCCTTTTTTAAATTCAAGGTAAGCTGCACTCATTGCAGTACCTTCTGTTGCTAATTCTTGTTGTGCTTCAGCAATCTTATTGATTGGCACAAACAATAGTCTTAACATTGCTTTATCTTCACCTACTACGGCAGGAATCCCGTCAATATAGACTGTTCCTGTTGTAAGGCCCAGTTCTGCACTATTAGGGCCTAAGTAGATTACTTGTTTAGCATCATTATATTTAACTGGTTTTTCTACAGCTTCGGCCATTTCGTTTCCTACCGTCGCTAGTTCATCAGTTTTTGCCATTAGATAATCATCTCCTCTCGTATTTGTTCGATATCATATTTAACGGTCATAAATCCCTCCCAATACGGATAGGCTTGATCCGGAGGGATATCAGTATCAATTCCGTGTTTATCATCCAATACTAAACGGTATCGCTTAGCAATAACCGGATGGGCCAGTAACGCTTGTCTTGTTGTTTCAAGAAAGTTTGTAATCTCCATCCAGCCCTTTTCCACGTCCTCAGAGTACACTCCATGAATCAGAAATAGTTGGACAGTTGACCCCTGCAAGGTATCCTCGACCTTATTAATGCGAATAACAAGATGTGGATATTGGTCCTCCTTGGATGATTCTTTCATTTTCAAAAATCCAGGTACAACTAATAATGGATTTCCCTTTACCTGTGCATCATCACTAAAATAGTTAGCATGCACCTGCTTTAGAAATGTACCTAAATCAGTTGCTAATTGCGTAGGTGTCATTTGCTACTTCCTTACTAACTCTTCGAATGAGGTTCCGATTTGTCGTAACAGCTCCTCTTGCGCTACATTACCGACAAAAGCCGATACCTCAGCATTCTTTAACATACTTGGGACTGCAGGCCCATGAAATTGTCCTATTGGATATCTATCAGCACCTTTACGATACATCGCCCCAATATGACCACTTCCCATGCGAGCAATAAAAGCATTAAGGATTGTTCCCCCTCCGCCATTGCGCATTACCTGAGCTTTGACTGTCCGACCTTTCCGCTTAGGTGGGCGTTTTGGTGTAACTCTAAACTTAGTAAGTGCAACAGGTCCGCCCTTAGACCTAATAAATGCTGATAGCCCAGAAGGGTTTGCTCGCTTCACGTCAATCGTTTTCTTAACGTTAGCTTTACTTATAAAGTAATCCTGCGTAGTTTTATCAACGATTGTATTTCGTATTTTAGGGATTGCGGTATTGATAGCTTTTGATGTCGCCCTTTTCGTTTCACCGGAAAGAGCGTCTATCTTAACTAGGCCCTCACGTAGTCCTTTTACGTCAATAGTTACGCTCATGAATTATTCCCCCTAAGGACAATATTCAGCATGCCCATATCTTCTTCACATGATTGAACCAACATAAGTCGACCATTGAAACGGAAGATTTGATTGTACTCCGGTACTTCAGGTAAATCCTGCTTAGCCACGTGTACAACTATCGTATCGTAAATCAATCCATCAATATCTTGGCCCATGATTTCAACATGTTGCTTGTCAGTAAGACCTTCTGCCACAGCATAGCACTGCGTACCGTTTAAGTTGTGTACCTCGGCAAATTCATTTGAATTGATAAATACCTTTTCAATATCATTTTGCACAAAGTCTTTAAACTCCATCTCTATTCACCTAAGAAATCGATAAGTTGTTCGCGAGTAGCGTCTTCTGGAACTTCTAAATGTTCTGCTTCAGCCATCGCGCGGAGAGCCGCATCGGATAAAAGTCCCAAATTAATATCCGCATCGCATGCAAGAATATCTGCAATCATGCCCGCCTTTGTTGCTTTACTAGCGAATTCTAGCCCGATAGACTTTCCATAGTTGGAAATATCTTCATTCGTCATAACTGCAAGCGCTACAGCAAATGGATCGTCTTCATTAACTTTACTATTATCACCTTCAACCGCAACCACAGCGCCTAATTGAATTAGGCGCTGTTCTTCTTCTGCAGTCAAATCGGAGATAATCTCACCAGGATTATATACATAATCTCCAGTATTGATTGTGTGCTTAGCTTGTACTGGCATAAGTCTTACCTCCTTTAGATTAGATTAGATTAGATTACAATACATCCGCTACGAAGTAAGAATCTACATCGAATGGGACATAAATAGGACGAGATTGCAATTCTAAGAATGCTGCATCTGGATCACGTGTAACCAATCGACGCATTACGTATTCACCTTCATAAGTTACGAAATCCATTCCTTCGCCAGGGATAATTGTATTCGCACCATATAATTTAGTGAATTTAGCCATATCCGAAGCTACCAACAATTTACCTGCAGGTACCATTTCTTTTTCTTGGCCATCAGTTGGGTCTACATAGTAGTTATCATATGTAAATACATTACATTGAATTTGGCCACCCATGAAACCAACATAAGTCGCGCCTTCTGCCATTTGTTCAAATTGTAAAAGACCCATTTCTGTACGACGATTATCGAACAACGCTAAGATTTTTTTATCGGAAAGCATTACTTCTAGTGTTTCAGAGTTCATGACCAAGGTATTCGGATTAAAGCCAGATGCTTTCAAGCATTTCTTTTTCCATTTAATGATGTTGGCCACAATTTCTGCAGCAGATTGGCCCCAGCGTGCGTTACCAGATAGCGTTTCTTTATTCGTAAAGTTAAAGTCTACAACATCGTCAATACCTTCGCCTTTAATATGAGCTTGGCCGTTGAATAACACGTCTGCCGCCATAACTTCTTGAGAGCGCACCAAGTTGTCCTTTAATTCTTGTGTATCTTGTGCTAAGAGTTGGATTGCACGTTCTTCTGGGGATACCATACCTGCAAATGGCTGCTCGCCTGCTAAACGAACCTTGATGTCGTTTTCAGTGATAGCTCGTTTTTCTTTCTTTTGAGCCGGTTTATAAGTAGTTGTAGTTACACCTGTGCGTTGGGATAATGGTGCAGTAGAGTTTGGTGCTACCCAAGGTGTAATAGTGCGGCGACCTTTTACAATGTCAAAAGAAACAGTTTCAGATAAGAATGTTTTTGTGTCTTTGAAGAATAGATCTTTCAAAAAGGATGGCACATCGGGAGTACGACGAACTACCGCAGCAAGTGTTTGAGGTGTGTAAATATTATCCATGTGTCCTCCTTATTAACGAAAATAAATATTGCGGGCTTCAGCTTTAGCTATGAAGTCTTCCGCTTTTTTACCAGATTTAAATACTAAATTAGCTGTGGCGAATTCACCAGTTACTGCGATTTCTGCCACTACATCACCTTTTGTAGCGTCAACATCAGCTAACACCACGCCGTACACATCTGTATCGGCACGTTTAGCTTTTTTAGATGCAGCTTCAATTTCTAATACTGTACCTGCTTTAATTACAGCAGTATCTTGACCAATTGTTACCTTTTTAGTAACGACTGGCATTTGTGTGCCAGCGATTAGAGGTTTGTACTCTAACTTTTGTTCTTCCACGTATGGCATATGTTCTGCCCTCCTTATTTTTTAACGCGTGCTTTCATAACACGGTCCACGATTTTTATTGTTTTGTCGGCTTCATCGATATCTTCATCCAACACTTGACCAGGGACGGTGTTAACTTTATTAGATGCGTTAATTGCATCTTGAATCATTTGTTGGAATTGATTTGTTTGTTCAGTTTTTTCAGCTGGTTCAGGCTGTGGTATATTGAGTAATTCAACAGCTACATCTTGAACCGTAGCGTATGTTTCATATTTAGCGCGATTAATCACTTCGGATCGTGCATCATTATTAATCCCATCAAGGGCTTGTAAGCGAGCACGTTCTGCAGCAACACCCGCATTAAACACTTCGTCATACACTTCCGCATATTCCGTACGCAACAATTCAGCAGTTACTTCCATTGTCTCCTCTCCTTTCTCTTCATATTTATCAACAGGCAGTCCTTTGAGTACGTCCATACTCATTGGCAAACCATTGACAATTAAGTCAGTGCCTTTACGGCAAGCAACCATTCGTAAAGACTCGTCAACACTTGTACAGAAACCCTTTTCTAATGCTTCCCTTGCTGTTAACCAAGTTTCTTCATCCATCATGGCTGCGATTTCTTCACGAGTTAACCCAGTGCGAGCCTCGTAAATATCGATAAGGTTTTCTTTAGTTTTGCGTAACGATTCGGCGGCTTTTTCAAAATCAGCTGCTTCCCCAAATACATAAGCGCTCGGATTATGAATCATCATTTCACTACCTAACGCCATATGAATTTCATCACCCACCATCGAAATAATAGAAGCAATAGATGCCGCCAAACCTTCGATGATAACAGATTTTTTATTTGGTAATGCGCATAATCGATTATAAAGTGTAACGCCGGCCGACACTTCGCCGCCTACGGAGTTAACATGTAATACAATGTTCTGAGATGGATCTAATCTTTTAAGTCGAGCTATCACCTCAGAAACTCCAGTGTCTTCGCCCCAATAATCCTTCCCGTTCATCACTACACCGTAAATGTCAATATCAATTGTCTCCGCTTCCTGAATCTGATCCAGCGGAGTTCGAATTTTGAACTGAAATTTGTTGTCCTTGTTCATGCAACAATCCTCCTTCATCCATAGATTGGTGTTCACGAATACGTTGTGGTAAGATTTCATTTTCATAATCCATGCCTGTGAGCTCTGCGGCTTCTTTAGCACGAGTACTAAATGCATTCTTAACACGAATTTCTGCTGCAGTAGCTTCCTTCTCTGGGTCTAATTGACCTTGCGAAGGTCCGTACCACTCAGCACCTAGCCATGCCTCTCGAATGATTGGATCATCAAAGAAACCTGGCGCTTCAATGCGACCTAATAGAATAGCCATAGTTAGCCATTCTTCGTAAATAGGATTGCAAAATTGAGTAATAAATTCGGAACGTTGCATTTCAACAGATTTCCAGTACTCAAGTAACGCCGCTCTTGATGCGGAGTAACTTTGTCCAAAGCGCTTAACAAGAATTTCATACGGAATTTCAAGTGCAGCACCGACATGACTAATGAGAGATGATGTAAAGTCCGCAAAGCTCGTTGGGATTGGTGTTTTTTCCGCAACACTAACCTTTTCACCAGGTGCTAATACATTGACTGTGCCATTGCCTAATTCAATTGTTTCATCGTTTTCGGAATCGACTTGATCCTCCTCATCGATACCGGATCCAAACGCCATATCATCTGGGGACTCTGATTCAATAAAGATTGCCATCAATGCATTAACTAACACTTTCATGACTTCTGCATCATTGTATCGGCTAAGTACTTTCAAATCCTCGATTACTGGCGATAGTATTGGAATACCGCGCAACTGACCGCTACGCTCAATCGTCATAACCTGAATAATATTCCGTCTTCCAGTTTGTGCACCATATTTCGGAATATACGTATAATCATGATCATCATTAAATCCGTTGTACAGTTTATTTAGTACATAAAAGCCGACCGCAGCACCGTATTTGTTGAACTTAACACCGTGAATTACGTCGTTATTCTCGTCTTCTTCCCGTCCCGTATACTTCGGTGGAGAAGCAACAAGAATCGATTCAACAATCTGTAACCGCAAAGGATACGGGTTCTTATCCGCTTGATTGATTAGTAGCGGTAAATTTACAAACGCATCGCCGTATAAGAGCCTTTCATAATATGCTAACGCCTGAATTCCGTAAAAGTCAGTTTGCTCTCTTGCGTCACAATGCTTCGCCCACATAGCGAATTCGCGTTCAGTCTTACGTTCCCATGCGTTCTTTTCGTCAAACGTTAGCCCTAATTCCTCAAAGCGGATATTGGCTTTAAAACGTAGGCCAGGACCAATGACGTTAGTCTTATTGGTTTTTAACGCGCCCGCGGCAATAGGCGTACCTTGCTGAAGGTCTACCGACCTTGCCCGTAGCATTCTAAAATTGGCATCGATATCATGCCTTGCATCTTGAGAGTTAACCTGATATCCTTTAGCGCTAGATTTAAAACTATTTGCGCCATGATTAGAATAACCAGAGTTTGTTTTACTTCCAGAATATTGCGTAGATTTAGATCTGCCTGCTGCAGTTTTCATAAACGACTTCTTACGTTTACTCATATGTCACGCGGAATGACACGGTATGCACGACGTCGAGGTCTATTTTCGAGTCTTGCTACTTCATTTCGCCAAAAGTTGATGCGGTCTTTTACCTCTTGCACATTAGCACGAGTTAACCGACGGTTACCAATGGTATATTCCTTACCGGTTGCTAGTGCTAAATCAGCATCTAACCAAGCCTGTAAATGCTCCTTCGCCTCATATATTGTCCATTCTGCCATCCTTTCACCCCCTTTCACGCATTAAAAAAGCGCCCAAACTGAGCGCTTAGACTTGTGCCCTGCATAGATTGGAACATCATGCTTATTAAAGCCTGTGTTTCCACATCCGTGTGGCACAATATCTCCATATGTTTGATGTCATGAGCTGATATATTTAGACCTTGCCTATATTTATATAGAAATTCAGGCATTGCCTTTTCTATCACTAAAAATAAATAATAAGGGATTGTGTTTCGTGGTTGAATCACTACATATTTAGCATCAACTTGTTGCGCCTCAGCTAAATACACCAACTCCCCTTTACTAGCAGATACTTGCAAGCAAATACAGCCAGACGGATATATTTGATCCTTCTTAGGTCTCCCTAGTATATCCGCAACTTCCGTAATTTCTTAACATTACGCGAACATCTTTTGAAGTAAATACTTTTTAACATCTTCTATTTTTTTTATCACAGCTTCTTGCTCCTCGACTGTACACGCGCTATCGGAAGATACCAAAAATTCTGTAAATTCTTTTACAAATTTGTCATGCTCTTTTTGTGAATCGGGATCTGTACAAACTAATTGCTTTAACATCTCCGCAATTTCTAAGCCCAAAATACGACTTTCTCGATTAATTTCGTTTAATTCTTTAGCAAGCTGTACAGCATCCGGTATTTCTTCAGGCTCAAAGCTGTCAATGTAACGTGGAATATTCAGATTATAGTCATTATCTAAAATAGTAGACATGCTAATGTTACTAGAATATCGCTCTATTTCTGCTCCGGCCTTGTACACTTTAATTACTTTTTCCACCTGTTCGGCGGTCATTATATTTTTATTTTTGTTCTTAACAAAATCTTTTTGCGCATCGATAAATAATATATTGGTGTTAGCTCGATTTTTCTTAAATACCAATATGCATACAGGTATACTTGTATTTGTAAATAGATTAGACGGTAGCCCTATGACCGCATCAAGTAGGTTGTTATCAATAAGCTTTCGTCTTATATCGCCTTCCGCTTGCCCTCTGAACAATACGCCGTGTGGCATTATAAATGCAGCAGTTCCGAACTCATTTAACGAATAGAGCCCGTCAAGTATAAAGGCAAAATCCGCTTTACTCTTTGGAGCTAACTTATAGCCTTCAAAGCGTTCATCCATTTGTTGAATCCAAGATTGACTATATGGCGGATTGCTAATCACGGTGTCATATTTTTTACTCTCTAACATATCCACTTTAGATACTTGGCCAAAGCCAGATACTGCGGATTCTACTTTATAGTATGCGTGTTCCTCACCTGTAAGAACGTTCTTCTCTACTACTTCTGCATCTATATTAGCTATTAGTAGATTGAGTAGCATAAAGGCTATCGCATTTTTTGAATACTCTTCAAGCCTTAGTGTCACGGTATTATCCATCTTAAATTTAGCCAAAGACAGTCCGCCTATTCCCGCGCACACGTCGCGAACATCACCACCAGGGGTAATACCTCCGATTATATCAAGCACACATTGTGGCGTGTAATCTTGCATATAGCTTTTTCTATCCGCGCTATGTTCTTCGAATTCGGCAAGTATTGCTTCATACGAATAGTATGGCTTTATCGCCTTTAAAAGTGCCAAACATGCGTTCGAATCAAGCAACGTCTTTGTTAGAGCTGTAGGTATCTCGTGTACTTCACGAATATTTAATTCTTCCATAATCCTTTGTAGGATTGTCATAATCTTATCCCTCCTCCTCTAACTCGTCGTCTCGTTCGCTTCTTTGACGCATCACCTACTTTGACTACACGCGATGTATTCTGGTACGGTGTGTACTCCTCTTTACTACTCCGAGCCTCTAAGGCATCAAAGTTTGGATTCATAATAGCAATGGCCGCTTGATTATAGTTTCTAATATCAAATGGCTCATTTCTTTTGCGTCCTGGGCGTAGCACCCATTGCTCTTTAAAATGGCCATTAACCAATTTAGAAATTTTCATCTCTGCTAATAAGCCTTCAAAGTATTTCTTCCCATACCCTTTTTCATGGTCTTTTGGAAAATGGCAATACCTCGGCTGGCCCTTTTCTTGGTTCAAATCACTATAAATTTGTTCCTTGCCCGTATCTACGCCAAGCTTAAATAATTTAGTTTTGTACTTCTTCAACTTTGTAGGCAATCCGTCAATTAGGTCTTTACCTGCACCACCTACGCCCTTAATAGGGTACACGCGCTTATGCCATCTAGTTGAACAGTACTTATATACAGATTGTGTCTTACTACCGCCGGAGTCAATACATGTAACAGACACGCCTCGCTTTCTGCCATCGGCATAAGACCATGTACGGTTTAAAATAATATCGTCCAATTCTTTCCATACGGCATCATAGGCAGGGTCGCCGTACAGTCTGAAGTACTGTATACCCCAGCTCTCATACTCCTTCCCCCAGCCTACGATTTCGCATTCTAGGCGATCGTCCTGCGTATCAACGCCACACGTTAAGAGTAGTACCCCGTCTGGCAACTCTGCTCCGTATTCCTCTCTACGTTCATAGAGTTCTTCAGACTGCAGTGTTTCGGTATCCTCTTCATAAGGAATACCCATTTCAGTATTAAAGAATGTCTTAATGCCTGCAGTGCCGAGCTTCGTTGCCCCCTCATATTTATCTTGAAGTTTCCCCCAAGATGCCCAAGGCGAGCCAAACGCGTTCATGTGAAAGCTACGACAATTGTACTTCTTTAGGTTTTCAGGAGCTTCAGCAATCCATTTTCCCTCTCGGTAGAGTTTCTTCCACTCGAACTCTTCTGATAGCGTTCCGCAGTGATCACAGGCCATGTAGTACTTACCCGTGTCTTCATCTGCGTGGAATTTATCCCAGGAAGGATATACATATTCGCCGCACGCTGGGCACTTAATGTGCCATACCTCTTGCGTACCGCCAAGATACAATTTCTCTACTCGGCTAGTACCCTTGGCTAATGGCGTGGATGCGTACACATGCTTTCGATTATAGAACGTATTAGTACGCTTTTCCGCGAGGCTTAAAGGGTCACCTTCCGTGCCTGCTGATGCTGGGTAGCGGTCAATTTCGTCCGCCAGTAATACACGAATTGGCCTAGATGCCAAATCGGCTGGAGCATTTGCGCCGACTAACGTTAAGTAACCGCCAGGAAATGTCTTATTCAATACAGTATTGCCACTGTCCCGAGATTTTACACCGGCCATTTTATCGTTCAGCACCTTCGTGTCACGAATAAAGGGAGCAATACGAGTTTTCGAAAATTCCTTTGCTATATCTTTCGTCGGCTGCATAAACATAATTGGCGATGGGAAGTAATCAATGAAATATCCCAACACATTTTTAATGAGCTGAGTTTTACCAATTTGCGAGCCTGTCATATACACTACTTTTTCAACATCGGGGTCACTCACCGCATCAAGCATTTCCTTTTGATAAGGAGCTCTATCAGTGGAATACTTTCCAGGTTCGGCGCTATCCTCTGTGGAAAGCACCACGTTAGCATTTGCCCATTCTGAAGCAGTAAACTTTGGCGGTGGTTTTAGCACACTTGCTATCCCTTTAAATAAGTTGCATGTGTGTTTCAATCATTTTCACCTGCCTCGTCTTCCTCAACAATGATATCGTCAGACTCATCGTGGAACATGTTTGGATCGTATTCAGACAATTCAGTTAAACACTCGTTCACCTCATCAAGAAGTGTATCTTGAATAGCTAACAGGTTTGTTTCTCCTAATACTTTAGGTGCAGCTTTTAACGGCAAAGCCTGGAGCTTACTTTTAAAGTTATTCAGCATTCTATTCATTACGGATTTTACTGTGTCAGAACGATGTAATTCGCCATTCATAATCTTCAGTTTGTTTTCTTCGATCATCCGTTTAGTCCGAGTTAACAGAGTTCGTTCTGCGTCATATCCGCCTTCACGAGCTTTTTTTTCGAGTTTGCTTTCTCCGGTTTTATACGAAACAAATGCTTGTACTGTCTTCGCAATATCATACTGTCCGCGTTTTTCTTTTTTGAAGATACCATCTTCCGTCAATTGCTGGACTCGCCGAGAGCTGATTCCAAGTACTTTTGCTACAATTTTAGATGATACCAATTCGTCAACTATTGATACGTTTGTCACAGTCTCGCCTCCTCTCAAAAATTGACCAATTTTGAAGCCGAACAGCAGTTCGGGAAAATGACTAACTAGCGATTTCGCGGGGTTCGGATGACCCACGCAAAATAATTTTCATTTGGAGTACCTTAAGGGCCCCGGGTATAAGTGAGCGCCTATCCCCCATACATGCCCCCACTCCGGTGTCGTTTGCGTGAATGTTTCATTACATTTCTTGCAAAACTCTTAGATTTACAATTACCTTTACCGCCAAGGACAATAGCATTGGCAGTGCATTTATTCTGTTTGTTATTTAAGCAGTCTTTAACATGACAAGTAATCTCTGCCATACTATTTTCTCCTTTCTGCTAGCAGTTAAAGTACAAGCAATTATTTATGTGCTCTGTTAATGCAGGCTTAATCAATATCACCATAGGCAAGTTGTTATAGTTAAGTACATAGGTTTTATAGTTAGTTGTGTAGATTAAGTATGTTCTTATGTGAGGATAACATCTATGAAACGTCGCGATTTTTTACAGCCCCGAAATAATATGAAAGGATCATGTTTGCCTAACAAGTAGGCCCTCCCCTATGATGATATTGATTAAACCTGCATAACGTAAAAGGACGCCAAATACATCTGGCGTCCTTTGCTAATTTAATTCTTGTGAAGTTTCCCAACTTTCACACTTACAGTATACCACACTTTGATGTACTGTTTTGTATTGTTTTGTATCGTTAACGCTAATTCAATTTGGCTCGAATTCGCCCTACCTCAACCAAGGCCCTATCGTGTAGCTCGCCGCGTACTCGTGCTTCGCTGTAGTGTAAGACTTGTGCCAGTTCCTTCCAGCTTCTTCCTTGCACGTATCGCTCTGTCAAGAGAACTGCCAATTCATTTGGACGTACTTGGCTAATTACCCAGCGAACTTCCGCCTTGATTCTTTTAAGGCGTTCAATCTCCTGTCGTTGTAGTTCTACGCACTGTTCGATACCTACCACGATATTTGATAAGTCGCTACAACTACCTCCGGATATCCTATCCTTGCTATAATCGGTAGCTGACAGAGTATCCGATCTGCGTTCTATTTGTGCCTCGATATCACGATTGATAGAATCTATCCTGTCATCAATTCGTAATATCTGAAGCATGTATTCTTTATCGGTCATTCGTAAATCCCCTTACTTACTAACTCCCTTTTCAAGGGTACAGATATATCGATTGAGGTACCATTGCGCTTTTTTTAGGTCCTCTACTGTATCACCTTTATACCCTGCTCGTGCTACATACTTAACCACATTCCCTAAATGGTATGGTAGCCCTTGGTCTTCAATGAAGTCGATTACTTCGATATTACCTCGCGTGTAATGCGATGGATGATTAACGACATCATGTTCTTTAGCAGATACTTTAACTGGTGTCACTGCCTTCTCCCCCTTAATTGCCGCCAAGCGTGTAGCTGGCTTAGCTTCAATATGCTTAGTAATTGTAGCTATAATCTCCTGCTTGGCCACTTCCTCTTTTTGTAATTCGTGGCTCACTTTCTTAAGTGTTTCCACTTTAGGCTTCTTAGAATATTTGGTTACACATTCTGGGCAATATTTTGGAGGTCGTCCAGGTCTGCCTTTAGGAACTGAGAACTCAATTCCACAACCTTCACACTTTGCAATTTTTATTTCTGGTGCTTCTTTTAGTGCGGGAGGTGTCATGATTTTCATACAATCAGGACAATACTTTTCGTCCTTAACTATCGTATATTTCTCTCCGCATCTGCTGCATTTTCTTTGCATAGTTCTACTCCTTATACAATTCTTTACGATATTTAATAGCTTCTAAGAGGGCATCTTGTCCTACTTCTTTACGTTCAAGGGCTTTCATCACCTGTTCGTCCATTGTCCCCTTGGTAACTAAATGATGGATAATCACAGGTTGTGTTTGCCCCTGCCTGTGTAGTCGTGCATTAGCTTGTTGATATTGCTCAAGGCTCCAAGTTAACCCGTACCATACGATGATATTCCCGCCGGTTTGAAGGTTTAACCCATATCCTGCGGATGCGGGGTGTGCTAATAACATTTGGATATTGCCTTTATTCCACTCGGCTACATCGTCATCGGTATTTAGCTCTACTGCTTTAGGGAACGCTTCCTTGATTGCCTGCAGGTCATGCTTGAAGTTGTAAAATACTAGCATCGGTTTTCCTTCGTTGGTATCTACTAATTCTTTTAACCGTTCGACCTTCTCGTTATGGATGATAATAGTTTCGCCATCATCTGAATAGATTGACCCATTGGCTAGTTGTAATAACTTACCTGCTAAAGCTGCCGCATTTAAGGCGCTTACATCGTCATCATCAATTAGGCTAAGTACATGATCGCGTTCCATCTGCTTGTAGAGTTCCCATTCTTTAGGATTCATCTCTACGGTAATTACATTTTCAATGCGTTCGGGAAGTCTTAGGTAATCTTTAGCTTTTAAGCTCATACAGATATCTTGCATTTTGCCGAATATAGCTGTATCGCCTCCGGGTAATAGGCGATAGCTGTACACGATATGTCCATTTGTTTTATCCGGTGTAAAATATCGTAATCGATACTCAGTAAGGGTTTTACCGAGTCTTTCACCACCATCTAACAAATACATCTGCGCCCACACATCCATTAATGTATTTGGCGCGGGCGTTCCAGTTAGAATGACTACTCGTTTGAAGAAAGGCCTCATTTTACGCATAGCTTTAAACCGTTTAGCCTGTGGATTCTTAAACGATGAACTCTCGTCGATGACAAGCATATCAAAGGGGAATTTCCGCTTTGGCTTTTCAAAATAGTAGTCATACAGCCATTGCACATTCTCACGGTTCATAACGTAGATATCGGCGTCACTTTCAAGGGCTTTGATGCGGTCCTTTTCAGGGCCTAACACTGATGCCATTGCGAGATAACTTGTCTCACTCCATTTTTGGGTTTCTTGCGCCCAAGTAGACTCTGCTACTTTTTTAGGTGCTATAAGCAGTACTTTCTTAATGTCGAAGTAGTCATACATTAGCTGTTCAATAGCAATTAATGTGGAAACAGTTTTACCCAAACCCATATCAAGTAACAGCCCATAGTGCGTATGATCAATGATTCGTTGTATAGCTATTTCTTGATACTCGTGTGGATGAAAGTTCATGTATTACCCTTTCCATATCATCGATGAATAACTTAGCTTCTATCATTCCTGTAATTACGAATACAAGGGCTCCTTGCTTACGTAATCTGGCAACTTGTATTCTTTGATTGGCCATCAATACTCCTTTTTTGGCTTTGAGTTCTACGAATATGACGCTGCCACCAGGAAGTACTACCATTCGATCTGGCACACCATCATTTCCAGGTGATACGAACTTCATATATATACAACCCATTTTTTTGAGTTGAATTCCTAACCAACGCTCGATATCCTTTTCGATTATTCTCACCTCGTTCTCAATAAACAATTGGACACGCTATCGGACACACCTGTGAAGCTAGATACTTACTGGATTTATAGGGGGGGTGTGTCCAAAGTGCCCGAAATTTTTCCAACATATATATATACGCGTATACGGGTTTTTTA